ACATAGTTAACTTATCTAAAGAATACTATTTTGAACATAAACAATGGATTAAAAAGAATGATATACAAAAGTTAATCAAAGGTAAGTACAATCTTCATAGTCAAACTATTCAAGCTATATCAGATAAATTTGATGCAAATAGAAAGACTATATCAGAATTAAGAAAAAAAGGTAATACTAAAGCAAAATATCCATACAAGACTAAGAAATTTTATATAATACCTTTTAAAGCTAGTGCTATTAATAGAAATGCTAAAGGCAACTTAAAATTATCAATGTCAAAAGGCAGGTATTTAGAATTAGATTTTAATGTTGAGAATATAAAAACTGCTGAAATAGTATGGCGAAAGGATATTATTTATACTACACTTTTGACAATGAATTAAATGGAGTTGTAGCCAAAGGCACAATACCGTAGGTGTAGACTTAGGGGAAATACATTCGATAGCTAGTGTAACAAATGAAGGTGTAGGGCTTATTCTATCTAATAGAGAAGGCAGAAGTATTAAACAATTTAGAAATAAGATGTATGCTTATATATCTAAAAGATTAAGTAAATGTAAAAAAGGTAGTAGACAATCAAAGAAGTTATGGAGATTAAAAAATAAGATAAGAAGTAAAACAGATAATCAGTTAATGAATTTATATCATCAAACAACTAGAAAGTTTATAGACTTTTGTGTGGAGCAGAAGGTATGTGAAATAGTTCTGGGGATATAAAAGGGGTTGAAAAAGATACTAAGAAAAAGAAAAGATTAAACAGAGTTAATAGACAGAAAATATCTCAAATGGAGTATGGTCGAATAAAGGACTATATAAAATATAAAGCAAAAGAGCAAGGTATTGAAGTTAAGTTAGTTAAAGAAAACTACACTTCTCAAACTTGCCCAAAGTGTTCTAAAAAACACAAACCAACTGGTAGAACTTATAGTTGTACTTGTGGTTATAAAACTCATAGAGATATAGTTGGTGCTTGGAATATTTTAAATAAAAAGCATAAATATGGTTTAGTAGATTTTAGAATAAATCATAAGCAACCAATAAATTTAAAAGTATCTACCGTTTGAGCCATGTGTGGGCGAATAACTTTAAGGTAGTAGTGGCGAAGACACCGTCCGAAGTAGCTTGGCTTTGTAACACACCTCTGTTGTACTGTTTAAGTATAAATAAGTGCGTTAGCCACCAAGAATCCCCTTGCTTTAACTATGGGGAGTGTGTCAATTATTAATAGACGTAATATTGTAAAAAAATGATATAGTTTAGAAAGATATGTAGATTAAACGTAGAATTAAAAGATTAACATAGTATGACAATCATAATCTCGTGTAGTATACTTAAATTAGAGGTGAGTATATGACTTGGAATGATTTAAAAAATAATGATATAACATATATAGTTGAATATATTAATAGTAAGTTAAATGATAGTAAGAGTTTGACTAAAGTTGCTATAGAGCTTGGTGTATCTGAAAGTAGTATAAGAAAATATCTCACTAAAAGAGGTTATAAACGTATAAATGATGAGTATGTGTTTATTGGTGACAATAGTATGACAAAGGTAGTAAACAACAGACAACAGAGTAATAATGATAATAGATTTAATATGACAATAGAAGATGACAACAATCACAACATAGTAATTGACAACCAATTTAAAAATAATATAATCTCTTTAGCAAAAGACTATGATAAAATACAAGATGTATTAAACTGGTTTGAGAATAAAGAAGATACAAATGTAATAGAAGTTGTACAGGATGGTATTAAAATTGATTTACCTTCAAAAGATGCTATAAGAACTACAGTTAGGTTGAATAAAGATGCATGGAACTTATTTGATGAGTTTTGTGAAAAATTCAGAGAGTTTAATAAGTCTGATTTGATGAGCATGGCATTATTAGAATACATAAAGAAGTATGATAAATAACATTTTTGTATTGTTGTAATCATTACTATTTTAGGGTAATATAAATATAACTATAATATAAAATGGAGGTATTATTATGGTCGATAAAATAACAATAGATGAAGTACTTGAATTTATAAAATCAAAAGGTTATATATATAGTCAAGAAATTAGAAAAGAATTAGATAATCTTTGTCCGGTTTCTGATAATGAAATAGATAAGTGTATAGAAGAAAATGATGATGTATTCAGAAGGTTGGCAAGTAAATGATTACACTTGAATATATATGTAAAATTAACAAAAAGATGATTGAAAGATATGGTGGAGCTGGAATAGGTATTAGAAATAAAAATCTTGCTATAAGTATAATTGATGGCATAAACCAGGAGGTATTTGGTAGAGTTATGTATCCTACAGTTGAAGAAAAAATATCTCATATTGTAGTAGGTATTATACAAGGACATATATTTATAGATGCAAATAAAAGAACTGGATTAGCTACATTACTAATACTTTGTGACAAATATAATATAGATGTGAATTATGATAAAGAAAATTTAGCTATAGAAATAGCTTTAAATAAAATAAATGAGTCTGATTTGAGTAATATGTTAAAAAAGTGGAATAAAAAATAAACTCATTAAATGTGTTATTTGTGTTATGTAAATATAAATCTAAGAATTTATTTTAATATAAATAAGAATGACGATAAAATCGTAGTTTTAATTTAAATAACCTCATTATTTTAAGGTTATTTTTTTTATTTTCTATTTAAAACGGAGAAGGTAAATGTTATAATATATATATAATTAAAAAAAGGATGTTTGAATTTATGAATTATAATTTAAAAAATGAAAATGTATTATCAGAGCTATTACAAAATGAGGATGAAAAAACAAGGATTGGTATACTCAAAGTTTATAAAGTGTTAATATTTTGGTTTGCTAAAGAAGGAAAGCTTGTTGAGGAAGAAAATGACTATATTGTTGAGATAGTAGGTAATGATAAAGAAGAAATTGTGAGAGATATGAGCCAGAATAAAACATACAATGCCATAATGGCTATAATTTTTAAAATTAATAAGATATTTAAAACTTTAAATTACGATATTCACTTTTCTAAACCAAAAAATTTAGTCGCTGAATTTGATTTATCAAAATATCTAAGACAAGATGAAGTACTTCAGGTATGTAGTAAGCTAACTAATGCACAAGATAAGTTTATAATTTATGCAGCTTTTTGTGGTCTTATTGGTAAAGATGCTGAAGACCTAAGGGGTATAAAAATAAAAGACATAGATTTAGAAAAAAGATTAATAAAGTTAAAGGATACAGAATTTAAGCTGGACAAGTTCTTATTTGATTTTACAAAAGATACATTAGAACAAAAAGAGTATAAACAATATTTGGAGCAAGACAGCAATGCTGCTGAGTTTTATCTATTTAATTCTAATTCTGAATATTTAATTAAAACTAAACCAGATGCTAGATATGGAAATGGATTAAAAGAGATGGGATACTCAACAATTCGCAAAAGATTACTTATTATTAATGATTATTTAGATAATAAAGTACAGTTGAATTTCACTAATTTAAAAATTTCTGGTATTATGCATCAAATGCATCTAAATGAAAAAAAATATACTCAATCTGGATATTGGACTAATAAAAGCTTGAAAGAGTTTAAGGAGGATAACAATTTAAACTTCAAAATACAAGAAGTTCTATCTATTTATAAGCAAAAATATATTAAGGAGTAACCTTATGAGTAAAGATGTTAAAGAAAACATAAGTAATGAACAAAAAGATTTAAATAAAATAAATTTAATCTATCATATTATATATGACAATGATAGATTTAAAATGATAACAAGAAAATATTTTGAAATTTTTAGATTAAAGGGTATGTCTGCTGAAGAAATAAGTTTAAAATTTGAAGAATTTCTATATTCTCTTATTTCAGATAAGTTTAAAAAGATAAATACAGTAAATGATGTTAAAAAATTAAGAAATCAAGAGAACTCATCATCATTAAAACTTAAGAAGAGATGGTCTGATATGACTTTAGATTCTCTAAGTGAAGATACTAAATCTTCAAGAAAAAAAAGCAGTAAATACCTAAAAAAAGAATTAGAAATTGTTGAAAGTGAATATTTAAAAAATGGAAGAATCATTAGTGCTGGAGTAAAAAATCCAAAAGAATTAAAGGAGCAAAGAAAAGATTTTTTAGATGAGTGGAAGTCAAGCTCTAGTTATAACATATGTGATTACCCATATTTACAAGAGTTAAGTACTAGCAAAATAAATTCCGCATTTATACATGATATACTAATGTGTATAACAGAAGTACTAAAAGATGATTATGATTTTGATATTAATAAAATTGCAATCAAAACTCCACCACATATTTCACCTGGAATTTTTTTACCTTTCACAAAAGGTAAAAGATACTCGCACTTGAATGTTAAAAAAAATGAAAATGAATACATGTCAGACGACTATAGTGCTAAGAATCTTTCAGGTAAACAAATGAATTTTTTCTATAAGTTTTCAATTGGGCAAGATGAAAATATTGAAAATCTTAAACTAGAGCTAATAAATCCTGATACAGAAAAAAGGGCTTTGCCAAAAATATATTTAGATAAACAAGACCTTGAAATTATTAGATTTGTTTATACTTATAGCCACATGAACTCTTTTTCATTTTATTTAGGCGATTTAGTAAAGTACTTAGGACTTTCAGATGGAAAAAAGAACTATATTAATATCAAAAATAGACTCTTAAAATTACCTTATTATACTTTTTATTCGAATCAAACTAATGATAAAGGCGAATTAAAGTATGAGATTAGTTTTAATTTGTTTTCTAGTACAACAATAGTAAATGATGAAAACAATAATAATAGAGAGTTGGTTAAAATCACAAAATCTTTTATTGAAGAAGTCGAAAGAGTTAATACAGATATAATGTATAGAAATGAACTTGAAAAATTACAATTAACACAGTCAATTAATCTAGCTTATTTCTTAGAGGGTAGAAGGTCTTTTCTTATATCTTGTGGTGAGGATATAAAAAATAAAAGTTTTAGATATGACATAGAAGATTTAAAATTTGATGTTCATCTTAATAAAAGTAAAACAGTAAAGCAAAATATGGAGTATTTAGAACTAGGTTTTAATGAGATAAAAGAAAATCAATTTATAATTAAAGACTATAAAAGAGGAAATTCTTATTTTGATGTTTATTTCTATGAAGATTTTGAAAAAAGAAAACGTCTTATAAATAATACTATACTTTCTTTACCTGACTACATGATAGAAAATAAATCTTAAAAATGGCCATATATTCTCCGTACTTAACAAAAAATGTCGAATTTATTTTAAATAAACTTAATAAAAAAAGTAAAATGACCGTATATTCTCCGTACTTAACAAAAAATAGATTTTTCAAAAAAACTAAATGACCGTATATCTTCCGTACTTAACAAAAAATAGACCTTTTTTTAATTATTTCCTTGTCGAAAAATTTTTTTTGTAACATATTTTTTACTTTTCTTAGTAATTTCAAATCTCACGTCTTCTGAAATCACTATGTCTGAGCTAAATGACCGTATCAGCTCCGTACTTAACAGAAGACGTTGAAACCACTCTATTTGAGCTAAATGACCGTATCAGCTCCGTACTTAACAAATATAGACATAAATTTATTTTTTGGGTAAGATAAATCTGAGTAAAAGGAATCATCACCAAAATGGCTATATCAGCTCCGTACTTCTGAAATTATTGATTTTTCAAAGGAGAAAATTATGAGTCTTAAATATAAAGATAAAGAATTTGTACTTGTAGAAAAAAAGAATATAAATGAATTAGATAACTCTAATATAAACTATATCGACCTAAAGGACAAGCAGTATTATGTAGTTACACAAGGTAGAAGAAGTAAGAGATTTAATAATGAAGATGTAAGTGAAATAAAAAAAGACTTAGATAATGGTATGAGTTTAAGAAAATGTGCTGAAAAATGGAATTGTAGTACAAGAACCATACAAGATATAAAACAAAATAAGTACTAACGAGGTATTATTTACATTTTACCTCATTAATATTATAATATTCTTATACTATAAAGGAGTTGATTCCTATGAAATGGTCAGAGGTTAGAAATTTATATCCTAATTCATTTGTAAAATTAGAAATTTTGGAATCACATATACAAAATGAAAAGGAGTATATAGATGAAGTAGCTCTTATAAAGGTCATTCCTAACAATAAAGAAGCTTTAAAAGAATTCAACAGATGTAAAGATAAAGAAATTGTATATAACACCAAGAATAAAGAGTTTGTAATAGATATCATAAAACATATTGGTATAAGAAGAGGTTTGTAGTATGAAAAATTTCAAATATAAAAATGGATTATTATATACAGATATAGAAATCTTAATTGAAAATAAAAATATCCTTGTAAAAGATACAATCATTGATACTGGGGCATCTCACACTATAATATCATCTTCTTATTTAGAAGAATCAGATATTGGATTTAATGATGATGATACAATTGTAAAGGCTTCTGGTTATGGTGGAACTGTTCAATATTCAGTAAGGAAATTAGTTAATAAGGTTGCTTGTGGTGACATCACTCTTGAAAATATAAAATTAGATTTTGGAGAGATTGACCCAGAAGAAAAAGTAAATGGTTTATTAGGATTAGATTTTTTAAGAAATGCTAATTTGATTATTGATTTAGTAGATAATCTATTGATAAAAAAATAAAACATGTTTATATAAGGAGTTATCACAATATGAGTATTAAATATAAAGATAAAGTAGTCTTTATTGTAGATAGTTCGGAGAAAGAGAAGCTAGATAAGTCAGGAATTGCATATGAAACTTTAGAAAATGAAAATTATTATGTAGTCCAACAGGGAAGAAGAAGTAAAAGATTTAATGATGAAATGCAAAATCAAATTAGAAAAGAATTAGAAAATAGTACTATTAGGGCAATTGCTAAAAAATATAAGACAAGCACAGGGATAATACAAAGTATAAAAGATTTTAAATACTAATTTTGTTTCTTCATTTACAACAAGAAACAAAATTAGTATAATAAGTTTATAGGAATATTATAACTTTTAATACCAAGGAGCGAATTATGAGTATTAAATATAATAATGAAAAAGTATTTTTGGTAAGTGAAAATGATAAAGAAAAATTAGAAAAAGCTGGTATAAACTTTGTGAGTTTAGATGGAAATTATTATGTGGTTTCTCAAGGTAAGAAACCTAAAAAGTTTACAGATAATGAAATAAGAGAAATTAAAAATGATTTAGACAATGGATTGAGCATAAGAAAGTGTGCTGAAAGATGGGACTGTAGTACAAATGTAATCATGAAAATAAAGCAAAACACTTACTAATTGTGTTTTTACTTAATAAAAACACAATTATATGTTATAATATACCTATGAGATTATATAGGGGTGATTTTAGATGTTAGAAAATTTGATAAAAGAATACTTTTTAGATTCCTTTTGTATTGAAAATATTAATACAGATATGAAGAATTTAGAAATAAAAATAGACAATATATATAATTGCTTAAATAATACTTTAAATGAAAATCAGAGGAAACTATTATCTCAATTTGATGAATTACTTAAAATTTAGAAAAGGAGGATTAAATATGCAAGAATTAAAACCAGTTGCTAGAATATCAAAATCAAAATTAAAAGATATCTTAGATATTTTTAAAACTTCTATAAGAAAAGTAGAAAAAATAGATTATTCTGCTTGTAATTCTTGTGCAATAAAAAATAATCCTTCTTTTGATAGTAATAAATTAAATGAATTTTGTTCAAATTGTCCTAAATTAAAAACTATATCAGAGTTTTCTTATGTTGCAGAAAAAGAAACAGAATTAGGTATGATAGAGATTGTAACTAATGAAAGTAAATGTATGGCTTTAAGTAAAAGTGCTATAAAACAGTATTTAGCATATCATTTTATAGTATCTAATAAAAATTATGTTAGAAAAGCAGTATCCTTCCAAAATATAGCCGATATATGCAATGTTTCCATTGTTACAGCCAGACATAACCATAATGTACTACTACGAGTTGGATTAGTTTATTCTACAGAAATAAAAAGAGGTAAATTTGATATAGTCATAGATGAAGAGTACAAAAACCATCTTAAAAAAGAAGATGGTGGAAAAGGTTACTTAACTATGTCATTAGATACTTTAAATCACTTATTAAGTTTTGAAAATGTAAATGAGTTAAAACTTGAAATTAAAAAATTAATTTGGGCTGATGCTAAAGGAAGTAAGTTAGGTAAAAGAATACGATTTAAAAAAGACAATCTTATTTCTATACTTCCAGAATACATAAAGAAATCAAACAAGCGTACAGAAGCCTTTTTAAGAAGTTCTAAAACTTTATTTGATGTAAGTAATGACACAATAGATACAAAGCGTTACGAGACGAAAGAAACTATCTCAGAGAAATATACAGAACCAATTAGAATACAAATATCGAAATTCTTTGATAATACTGGTTGCTCTTTGAGTTCTAATTATAGTAAAGTGTTATCTCAGATAAATTTAGATAGATATAATTTATTTGAAGAAGATTTAAGAAGTAAATTAGACATGGAAAAAGATATTATTATAAATGACTTAGTTGGATTGTCGGTGCAGTATGGAGTTACTAGAGTTTTAGCAGCATTAGATTATATGTTTAATAAATATACAGTTGATGAAGAAGATATAAATTATAATGAAATACGTAATCCTGGTGCATTTATAAGAACATTGATTGTTCAGAGCATAAATAAAAATGGAAGTTTAGCAATAGCAATTTAATATATGGAGTAGTTCAAAAAAAATGATTTTGGCTACTCCTATTAGTGTTTGTATTCAAATTATAAAATACTTAAATAGAGCTATAAAGAGCGTGAAATCTCTATTAGCTCTATTTTTTTATGCCTATTTTAATGAAATTATATACACAATAGAAAGTTTTTTATACATATTACTAATTTAATTTTCCAATAATAATATATATTTATTCAATTTATTAAGAAACTTATTAAAAAAAAATAATAATACATCAACAATATAT